TATTAAGGGTCATTACATTCCTATTGTTATGAATAGTGTATCGGATAATTCTGTTACTGAGGTTAATAAGAGAAAGTTTTATGTTCAAAATTATAACTTTACGATGTTAGGATTTTTGATGGATGAAGAAGAGTTTCAAATCTCACCCGCCATTACAAGAGCGTTGACATTATTGGAGGTTAATAATAGAACAGGTTCAAGAAGGGCTACGAAAGTACCTGGTCGTCCTGATAATTTTGATTTGGATATTAAATTTACTTCATCACAAACTCAAAAGGTCGAAACCTTTAGATATACTGTCGACTTATTGGTTACAGGTACAGAAAATATTGATTCTTATGATGTTTATATTGACGGTAATTATGTGGGTTCAGATTTGAGTACCATACAAATTACAGATGGTGATTTGGTAACTATTGATATTACAAAGATTACTGGTGGTCAAGAATCAGTACTTCAGACAACAGCATATTTGAAATAATTATTCTCCGTAGATGTCTTTTTTCTTTTTACATTTATCGTAAATCATCTTCTCTAAGAACTTATACATCTTCAATCCATTCTCCTCACAATAGTTTTTTAAAACCGTGTGTGCTTCTTTCGATATTTTAAGGTTCTTTATTTCACTCATAACATAAGGGTAGAAAAAAGGCAGACAAAAGTCTTCCTAATAATAAATATTGTCCATATGTAAATGTATTTTGTGATTTTTCTAAATATTTATCTATAAAATAAATCAAAAAGAAATAACAAGTTAAATGGCAACATCAAACAAAGTATTCGTTTCTCCCGGTGTTTACACTTCTGAAAGAGACCTAAGTTTCGTAGCTCAGAGTGTCGGTGTAACAACACTTGGAATCGTTGGGGAAACCCTACAAGGTCCAGCTTTTGAACCTATCTTCATCACTAATTATGATGAATTCTTGTCGTATTTCGGAGGTACTTCACCACAGAAATTCGTCAACACACAAATACCTAAATATGAAGCGGCGTACATCGCTAAGGCATATTTACAACAATCTAACCAACTTTTCGTTACGAGAGTGTTAGGTCTAAACGGTTATGATGCAGGTCCGTCTTGGTCAATTACTACTGTAGCCAATGTAGACACTTCAACAGTGGCTATCACAGGAACTACAGGTCCTCAAACTCTTGAGTTCTCGGGTAATACAGGTGGAACAATCAACATAACAACAATTCCTGCAAAATTAAGTTCTAAGTTTTCACTTCCTTATACAACATTTAATGGTGGTTCATCTTCGTTAAATGAAGATTTCCAAGGATATATCCTTTCTACCATATTAGATACTGCAACTTCAGGAGATACTGCATATTTTTGGGGAACTGTAAGTGCAAGTACTTTTGATTCAGTGACAGGTGTAACAAGTGCTACAGTATTTACTGAAACATTTGGAGTATCAGGATTAACAGATGCAGATGCAGACTTTACAAGTCCTAACGATGACCCATGGTACTACGCTTTATTTGATAATAACAGTGGTGCTTATGATGGATTCGGATTTGGTGCTGGATTTAGTAACTTAGAAGATTTAGGTAGTGGAGCTTTCTCAGGTGAGATGGAGGTTTATTATACAAATTACTCAGGTACTTCATACACAGATTACGATGACGTAGTTGTTGCAACTCTTCGTTCTCGAGGTGTTACAACTGACAGTTCAGGTGGTCCTGTTTATACTGTTACAGGAACAAGTGACGTAATATTAGTTACTTCAGGAGCATATTCAGGAGTTTCAACTAACCCTAAATCAACATTTAGAGTATCAGGTGTAACAAGTGATGGTGATAAATTTGCTTTCAATACTTCATTTGATTCTTCAGATACAAACTACATTAGTAAGGTGTTTGGAAAAGGTAACTTCTCTAAACCAAGAAATGAAGTTCCTGTATTCTTAGAAGAAGTATTCCAAACAACATTAAATGATTCATACAATAATGGATATGTTAGAGGATTGAATTCTACATTAACTGCATTACCTGAGTCAAGAGGTTTAGATACCTCATCTATTGGTTGGTATTTAAATACTTATCAAACACCTTCAACACCTTACGTAGTTTCAGAATTACGTGGTAATACAGTTTACAGATTGTTCAAGTTTGTATTAATTTCTGACGGTAGTTCGGCAAACAGACAAGTTAAAGTTTCTATAGCTAACATGCAGTTCAGTAACGGTACATTTGATATTATCGTTCGTGACTTCTTTGATACCGATGATAATGTAATCGTATTAGAAAAATTCACAAATTGTACTATGAACCCAACTCAAAACTCATACGTAGCACAAAGAGTAGGTACATCAAACGGTGAATATGAATTGAAGTCTAAATATATTATGGTTGAAATGGATGAAGACCATCCTGATGATGCACTTCCTTGTGGATTTGAAGGTTACAACTTCAGAGAATACTCAGGAGTTAGAAATCCATTCCCTGTTTACAAAACTAAATACTACACACCTGGTGAGATTGTTTACAACCCACCATTCGGAGCAACTTCAGGAGCTGACAACGTAGTAAGAAGTGCGGGTGACAGAGTTAGAAAAACTTACTTAGGTTTCTCTTCAACTGTAGGTATTGATGGTGACTTCTTCGAATATAAAGGTAAACAAGTTCCAACAACTTCTGATGGTAATGGTACTGATTGGCCAGTAATGACCAAAGGTTTCCACATGGACTCAGGGGCTACTGTTGTAACTATTTCAGGTGGATTTACATCTTCAGGTACATCAGCATTTGATGTAGGTGTTACATCGTTCCAATCTGACCCAAATAATAGTACAAACGCATACTACTCATTGGCATCAAGAAAGTTCACACTTCTTGCACAGGGCGGTTTTGATGGTTGGGATATCTACAGAGAATATCGTACAAATGGAGATTCATTCGCACTTGTTAACACAGGATTCTTAAAAGGTAAC